ATATAGCGGGTTAGTTGTTGATACTGCCGCGCTTGTCTGCTTTAGCGTTAGTGGCACGGTTGTACCCCACGCAGCTTGCAAAGTTGCACGTACTGAACCTGCACCGGAGGCTAAATCGTCGTTTAGAAAATCTAGCGTAATTGTGCTGGCCTCTAAGCCTTTAACAAACTTGTGTGCAGTATCCATATTGTTACTACCATTACTGGCGGGCTAGTCATTTCTGCTAACCTCTATACCTTTACCATTGGTATAGCTCGGACTATATCTTCACCCTATCTCTAGGGGCAGCGCGTGTAGTCTCTACGGACTCTCTGCTCTCGCAGGTTGCCTCGGTATTAACCCGCTTTTATTGGGGGCCTTCACCGATATAGCGCTGTAATTTTCATCGCCGCTTACGCAGCGAGTGGGCAATACTCTTTACCCATAGCGGTTACTTCAAGTTCGTCAAAGGTGCGGGAAATACTGGCGCTTGTTACGTGGTCTGATAAGACTACGCTGTTAAGCGTTGCTACCACACCATTTGACAAGAAAATAGCCATTGGTTATACCTCATTTTCTTTTGTTGTTGGGTCTTTTGGTTTTGTTTCTTTAACCTCTACTGGCAACTCTTGGCCAATTTTGATTAAAAATGCTTTTTCTTCATCTGTAAGTGCCATTTTAGCTCCAGCTCGTTAGTACGGATATTTGTAAATCTGCGGTTAATAAATCACCACTTGCTACACTTAAAACGCTAGGCGCAGATACAGCGGTAACATTAAATACTATTGCACTAGCAGCAAGTTTATTAAACACAGCTACCATAGTGTCCTCTATGCCTTGTAGGTTGCCTTCATTAGAAAACATTGGCACCGTCATAATGACCTTTAGGTTAGCCATAGGTGAAATGCTGGCATAAGAGTTATTACTAGGGCTTATGTATGGGTCAGCCGGTGCCACTACAACGCTGTTAGCTAGAATTGTGCTAGGTGGATACGCAAAAGTACTCCACACGCCAGCATTAGCCAAGGCTGCAGCTACCGTGCTACGTAAAGTAGTTATGGCCGCTGTCATTAGCCAACCATACTTGCAGGAGAAAGATACGGGGCCAAGAGGCCGCGTATAGATGCCATAAGAGTATTGCTCATCTTAAACGGGCTAGGGCTGTATCCATCTACGCTAGTGCCGCCGTTTTGTGTGCTAAATCGGCTAGTCCAAATATTTTCAGCTAGCATTAAAGCTGCAGCGTTTATAGCTGGAGTGTTTGCGTAGCTTGCAGTTTTTGTATCGTCACCTGTGATAGTGCCGTAAGGCAATACGCGCCTAAAGTTTTGGTCAGCTGCTACTTTTGCATATTGGATAAAGCTATAGCCCTGTGGGAATTGCCAGTAATTTAGCTGCATATTAAACGCAGGCAAGATATTAGCTGTGCCTGTGCTAAAGGGAATTGTGCCTGTAATTGTGTAAGTACCGTTAAAGGTTGAACCAGCCCCAGCAATAGTTACTGATTGGCCCGTAGTAAATATGCCAGGGTTGGCAACCATAACGGTAGCGACATTAGACACCAACGCGGTACCGACTACGGGCGCGCTGTCAAACCATAAAAAGCCGTTTATTAAATCTTGTGCAGCTTGGCAGGTGTCCTCTATCCAGGTATAAGAATCGTACAAAGTGCCAACGCCCAACGATGCTTTTAATGTCGCGGCGGTTACATATGTAGCTGGCACTTGTGTACTCCTATCTTACTTAGGTTTGGTAAGCCTCAAAGGGCTAAGAGGCCTACCAAACTATTAGTGGGTTTTATTTACGAGATATTTAGGCGGCAGATACCGTGCGGAATCTTGGCAATAGTTGCCATAAATCCATAAATTGCAATTTGTACCTGAAGATTAGATACAACATTAACTGACATATAAGCCTGTGGGCTTTCATAAACAGTAAATGCCTCAGGCGCCAAAATAAATGCTGAGTTATCTGCTACGCCAGCGGTCATAAAGCGGTCCACGTACAAATCTAACCCAAGCATATTACCGCGTACGGAATTATTGCTAACCATACCGCCAGCGTTAGCTAATGCGGAAGGGTTTGGCTGGTAAGCGTTGAAAATTGGGCGGCCAGTCGTATCTACTGCACCTAGTAGTAGGTTGTAAATGCCTGTGCTACCTACAAAGTTTTGTGCAAAATAGCCGCTGTTTTTGTAAACGTTAGCTGTGCTTTCAGCTGTGTATGAAATAAGCCCAGCTGCTGTAGCTGCAACGCCTGTGCTAGTAAATCCTGTTGCGTTAATTGCAGTAATTACAGCTTGGTCTGTTGCGTTCATATATGCAACCTGTAATTGGTTTGTTAACTCATTGTAAAAATTAGGGTCGTTTGTGCGTTCCAATAATTCTACGCTGAGTGTATTCATACCTGAGTACTTATTTACGGTACCAGTTAGATATTCTGTAACCATACCTGTATTAGATACGGCTCCTGCTTCTGCCTCAACAGTTACAGTAGGTGCAACGCCGTTTAGGCCGCCGTTTGAGTCAACGAGTGAAGGCACATTTATTGTGGTACCTGTTGGCGGCAAAACTCCACGGCTGCAGGCATCTATGGCACTTCTTGGAAAACGTGTATTAGTAACAAACTCGCTTAGATATTGAGTTGGATTAAATGCAGGGTTAGTAGCAAAGCTATCATCTGCAGCTGTTACATATAGCTTTGATTCATCGCTACCTAGTGCAGCTTTAATTTTATGCTCTGTGTATGTTGACATACTTACGATTGGTGTACGTACGCGCTGAGAATTAAGTGCGCTTGGTAGGATGATTTTACGAGCTGCCTCTACTGTAGGTGCAGCCTGCTCTGTGGCATCTGTTGCCTCAGGTGCGTTTGTATCGGGGGCTGTAGTCACAGCGGCCTCGCTTTCGGTTTCGGTTTCGGTTGTGGTTGTATTTATTACGGTGTTAGTTGTCGTAATCTTTGTACTTGTAGACTCTGCAGCTTCTACTGGAGCTACTGGCATATCTCCTACAGCTGCAGCAATTTTTTGCACCGCAGCGCTTGCAAAGGCAGCGCTCTCTACAAGTGACACCTCGCGTAAGGTGGCAGCGGTGACCAGGAGATAGTCTTTTTCGGGCTTTGATGCGGTAACTTCCACACCAACGGATAAGCCGTCCATAAGTTGTTCCTGGGCTAGCAAAATTGCATCACTTCCGCGTGAGGATGCACTTACCTTAAAGCTTGCATAGAGGCCGTCTTTAGCTGAGGTCATACTTTGCATACGCCCCACCACGGCTGAGTTATCGTGTGACATTAAAAGTTTTACTTTACTTGTCTCGGGTGCAGTAATTGAACCCTCAGCAAAAACTACTTTACCCGCGCTTGTGTAACCCACTTCGCCATAGGGTGCAATTTTGCCTGAAATCATACGGCGCTCGCCGCTATCTACTGCCTCGATATTGCCACTAAACGTTAATATCACGGATTTGGTTCCCTTCATTAAGGCCACTAGGGCTTAGCTGTTCCATACTTTGCGCTTGCTCTAAGTCAATTAAACCCAGGTTAAGCATTTTCTCTATAGCATCTAAACGCGCTGCAGTATCGGCACGTAAGAAAGTTTCATCTAGTGCGAAGCGCACAACGTTACCGTGCGCCGTAATATCATCCATAGATAAACGGTTTTCAATAGCGCTAATAAACGGCTGTAATGAATATGCAACAAACTCTTTGCGCCCGTCTAAGATATTTTGGTAAGTCATTGAGTTGTTCATATCTGCACTTATGTAATATGCGGGTACGTTCATTAAACGCGCTATCTGTGTAGCTAGGTATTGGCTAGCCTCGTTGTACATCATATCTTTAGGACTAAAGCCAATATTTTGCACATCGAGAGTGCTAGTGAGGTAGGCCGTTGACCTGCTACTTCTCGCGGCCTTCCAAGCGGCTAAGATTCCGCTAACTTGTGCTTCAGGCAGGTCAGCACCCGAGTTTTTTATCACAGAGGTGGCCATCGGTGTTGCGGCTGCAACACTTGCTGCTTTTTCAATATCTATAGCAGCTTGAATTGTACGAGCGCCTGTCTCTAATACTCCAGGTAACAAAGACAAAAAAGTAACAAGT